GTCTTCAGGGTTTACACCTAATTGAGCCGCTACCGTGTCCCTGTCACCACCAATTGTTTGACCAGCATTTTCAAGTTTAGCAATTTGATCAGTATTTGAACCAAATATTCTTTCCAAAATGCTTGGTTGCGCCGCTGCTGTTTTTGCTTGAGAAACGGCATCCCCACTACCGGAATCAGTTGCATCAATAAGTCTTGCGCCTGAATTTGGCGTAGTATTTGTTGCTTCTGGACCCGCGCCACCCGCTTCCGCGCCTCCTGTTTTTGTTGCGTCGGCTTGAGAAACTCCTTTAGCCAATGCAGCATAAGCGCCTGAATTTGCCGGATTAATTGTTACATCACCCAACATTTTTTCAGGGTTTACTGTTTGGTTCATGGCTGCTTGTGTAGCATTTACATAAGCATCCCTAGCATCTTGCGTCCCTGAAGAATTATATGCAGCCAAGGCTTTGGCTTGTCCTTCAGGTGTAGACAAATCCGCACCATCAGAACGAGCAAGCAAATACCGCGTTGCAAAATCTACGTTGTTATACGGGTTAGCAAGATTGCTAACATCCGTTCCCGGCGTTACGCCATATCCGGGACTCATATAAGTGCTTGGCTTAACTTGCATTAGGCCAACTTCACCAGCACTACCAATTGCATTTAAATTGTATCCGCTTTCATTCTTAATCATGCCTTGAATTAATTTTGGATTAACACCCAGAATGCCGCCTATTTGGTCAGAAATTTTATTAACATCAGCAACGCTGTATTTTACGTTGCCCATATAATCACCGCTACCGCCACCTACGTTAGCATCAGGCGTTCCCCTACTTTGCATTTCTCTTGCTTGCTGCGCTCTATCAACCGCAGCGGCAGTTGCAGCATCTATTTTGCCCTGTGCAGCAGATACCATGCCACTGGAACCGCCTGTATCACCTGTTAATCCACCTAGCGTGTCCCCAGTGCGAACATTCGTTCCTGCTTGGGATACAGCCCTATCAATTGCCGCTTGCGTATCGGCAGATGTTTGTTGATTTTGTGATAAAGCGTCAGCGCGAACATTGTCATTGCCGCTGTTATCGCTGCTACTATCTTTGGTATCACTGCTGCTGTCTTTGGTATCGCCCTCATCAAATTCCATCAACCCAGTATACGGATTGATCTTACCCGATCCACCATGCGCCTTTAGCAATGCAGCTTCTTGCGGGTTAATATGGGCCAAAATCGTATCATTACCGCGCCCAAGATGACGGGCTACGTTCAAAGCATGGGTAATATCATCCACATGGCCGCCAGAAGCGTGTTTTGCACGGGCGTAAGCCTGTAGTTCAGCTAGGTTAGCAGGCATTGCCATTGGCGGCGCTCCTTCAAAGCCCGATACACGGTTGGTGAATATGTCATCCATAGATGGTTGCGGTACTGGAGTAGGGTGATTCTTCTTCCAGTCTTGTAGTTCTTTTAAGGAATGAGGCATTTCAATTTCAGCATCGCCGCCAAGGGCCATTCTCATGGCATTGCCAATTGCGTTATTGCCCATAGTACGACCACCTTTTGCTTTGCCCCAATGATGAAATTGCCAATCACTATGCGCTAATTGTTGCGATGCTGGACGATCCATACCAAATTCTTCTGGGTTTTCCGATAAAGGAAAAAATGAATCAGACGCCAACAAACCGTGCCTTCTTTGAACAAGACGTGATAATACTTCATCTTGCAATCTTTGATACGCTTCAAAAGGATTAACAAAACTATTTATTATTTCTTTTTTCCTATCGCGAATGTCCCATCTTTGTTTTTTTAAATCCATTGCTTCATTTGAAGTATCGTCAAGTTTTGATAATTGATCATTAATATCATCTATTCGATCATTTAATAAACCAAGTTTTCTATCTATTATAGTGCCTTGTAATTGATTAGCATATTGAGGATTGCCACCAACTGGCCTACCTTCTCTATGAGAAATTGCATGATTAATTTCATGCAATAAGGTAGAATATGCATCATATGGGTCGGTTGGTTTATAAAAAGAAGTTAAACCCCCAGTTGTAATTGTATGTGAACTTGGATCATATTGACCATAAATTCCAGGTTGTCCCATTTCTTTATGAACGGGCATATCTTTTAATTCAGGATATGCTTCAAACAAATCGGGATGATTAATTAAATCGCCCAATTTAATAAATGATTTGTCTGGATTTTTCCGTGCATACGCAAGGGCTTCGTCATCCAACAATGTATTTTGACCCGTAAACATTTTTGAACGCGGTTGTCCGGTTTTTTGTTCAAAATAATCGCCCGCAACATCGGTAACACTTTTTCTTTTTGGAATAGAATTAAGCCAATCTTGCGTTGCTTGATCATATCCTTTTTCATCAACAATATCAGAACCAATTGCTTGAGAAAAATTTGGGTCTTTAATTTCATACATCCAATTTAAATCAGCGGGATCACGCATCCACCCAGTTTGACGCCAAATTTCTTCTGGTTTTTGATTATAAACGTCTTTTAACAGCCCCGCTTTTCTTTGGGCGTATATATCAGCGGTTTTTGATGCTGGTCCGGCAAATGTTCGTAATACATTTGGGTCTACACCTTCACGCAAAGCGGTTGGAACACCAGTTGCAAAACTTCCAGTCATCAATTGACCAGCCACATTTTTGGCCTCATCAATCATTTGACTTTCTGGAACTTCGCCACGATAAACGCGACCCGGAGCCGTTACGGCTTTTAACATAGGGTCAACAAACCGATTATATAAAACTTTAGGCAATTTTTCCTTAAAACTAAGTGGCGCAACTTCAGTCGAAGGAGAATATGAATTTATTGTTTGTCCCGATGTTGGCAAAGAGCGTGGGGACCAAGTACCCGCAACATCATCTTCCGTCACCAAATCTGGTTGACGAGCCGTTGCAATAGCCTGTGCAATATCATCCGTTGGAACGCCGCCAATAGTTGCGTAACCAGTGCGACCGCCTTTTGCTTTATTAATATTTTGATCTGCGACTGGTTGCAAAAACTTAGATGATATATTTTTTATGCCCTTATCGCCAAAATCTACTTTGGCAACGTCAGGTTGAGAATCAATAATTGTGCCTTTTCCAAAAGTTTGATGATAAACATCCCCAGTCAATGGAACAAATTCATCTTTTGGCAAAAGACCGACTTTTTGCCCATAATTTTTTATTGCACCAATTGATTCATTGATAAATTTTTTAGGATCATCATTTGATTTAGGATATACATGATGTTCAATTTGATGAAGTCTTGGAACCCAAGCGTCATGATCACTAACACGGATCACAAAAGGCGTTTCAGATTCAGGCAAATCAAATTGTGGTTTTACATAATGACTTACACCAAATGGTGTTTTAGATTTGCTTACTGATACAGGAACATTAAAATAATTTTGCATTGCTTCTGCAATGGCAGAAGAATGATCTTCAATTTCATCATTTGTTGGACGTTTAAACGCAGAGGGCATACCTGCGCCGCCAATGCCAGTATGGAATTGCGGCGTATTGGCTTCCAAATCCAAACCTGTAAGAGCCTGATTTAACCCACCAACTTTGGCTTGAATAGCATTGCCGCCGCCAATATCCTGCCTAGCAAGATTAAGCGCATTGCTAATGTCACTGTCATCGTCTGGGCTAATCGGCATGGGCTATCACTCCTAGAATGACAGCATAATACGTCAGATTGGCTTATTTGCCAACTAACATCCGTGCCGCATTATGAACTGCATACGATATGATGCCAAACCATCCTGCTCCGATGCAGACTTCAATGACTGCACCGTACTGCCTAAATAGTTCTATCAAATATCTGTTCCTTATTATTGCATCTTTCCACCAGGAGGCTCATTGGCCTCTAACCGTTGGATCATGCTTGGGTCAAGCATACGGTTTACTACCTGCATACCATCCATAGGGTTCTTCATTACTTCTTCAGCCAGTTTTACCGCCGCCAGACGTTCACGGCTTTCCCGATCCCGCTGCCGATTTAACGCATCAATCTGACTATCTACCGATTTTTGTTGTGTTTCTGATGCTTTATTTTGCTCAGACATCATTTTTAACTGCATTTCTTGTGGATTTGGTTGATTAGCAGCACTTTCCCCACCATTAACTTTATGCTGGGCCTCTGTCATCTTAGCCTGTGCCGTAAGCATCTTGGCCTGAGCATCCGTCTGCTTGGCTTGCGCCTCTGCTGGATTAGATTGGTTATCACCGCCCTGTATTTTATGCTGCGTCTCAGCCATTTTAGCCTGAGCCGTAATCATAGACGCTTGAGCAACCGTCTGTTGTGCTTGATCTGCCGGAGTTGGTGGCGGCGGACCATTTTGCAAGTTCAAGAATTGATCTGGATTTTCCCATCCAATGGTACTCAAGGCCTCCCGCCTGACCGCTGGCATATTAAAGCCTGACGGGTCATTCATAGCCATCTGAAGCAATGCCGATGACTTCAGCAATCTTTGACTATTGGATGATGTATTGGGATCAGCCTGCGGAACAATGTCAAAATCATCAAGTGCAGACAAGAATTGCTGCTCGTCCCAAGGCATATTGGGTTTCCGGTTGCGCTGCCAGAACGAATCAGGGTTTTCCCTAAAGCATTGAGCCAACAACTGAAATTCATCCGCCTGAGACGAATGCATCCGCTTGTGGACGCTATTTAACACTTTGACCGCCTGCTCTAGCAAGGCAATCGTTGTGCCGACCGGAGCATCTTGACGCCCCTCACCCACCATTGTCTCAGATGTTCCACCCAAACGTTGACCATATTGACTGATATTCTCAACCAATCCGGCCAAAGCAGCCGATGGTTCCTTGTAAGGCAAAGGCATAATAGCCTGCTGGATGGGCATTCCTGACGTGTCAATTTGTGCGCCGCCGCCAGGAGGAACGCGGAAGATATTGCTGTTCTGCCGTCCAGATGTTTTGGCATACAAAAAGCCGGGGAAGTTGGCATACATACCCGCATCCAGCAATTCGCGCCAAGCCGCCGTTACTGCATTGGTCGTATTGCCCAAAATATGAAGCAAACCAATGTCGTAGAAGCCAAAACCGGGAACAAATGTGTATTTTACAAAGTTCTTGCGGGCCTCCGGCAAGTCAGCCGTATCCTCGTCATAGTTTCTCACCAAAGACAAGATTTGCTTGGATGATACGTCGATCGTTACGCGATACGGAACCTCAAGCCCCGTAATTTCGCCATCCATTTTATGCTCAAAACCCTTCAAATCCAGTTCGCAATAGCACTCGTAAATCTCGCGATCCCGATCTTCCGGCTTGTAATTCTCTTGCTGAATGCCTTGCTGGGCGTTCTTTTCCATCTGAACAGCGTCTAGTTCACGGGCATGAGCGTGGGACAATTCTACATCCCGATACGCCCCAATAATCTGCATCCGCTTTACAACCGATGGTCGCATATAGATACGGTGGGTAATACGCCGTGCGCTATCCAAGTCTGTAGCCGAATTATTAACGATCAAATCATCCGCATCAATGGATTCCGACACTGGACGGTTCCGCAATGGGCAATAATAGACCTTTTTGAATGCCGTGCCGCCAAAGCCAAGCAACAGCAACATCTTGTCCGTGTCAGGATAATATTCCTTTGCCACCGCCGTCAGGTAGTGGTTCATGTCCTTCTCAAGCGCATCGGCCAGTTTATCCCGATCCTGAGAACTGTGATTTGAATCATCCCTGATCTTGACGGGGCCATCGGTCGGCAGCAACTCAGACCGCGCATTGGCTTGGAACCGTAGCACCGCCTCCAGAAGCAACGGATGCCGCACTTTGCTCATGCCCTCAACAGGCGCACCGTCCGGCGTCCCCTGCAATCCCGGCAATTCAATCTTCAAGCCCAACAGTTTAATGCCCTGCGCCCGTTCTTGAATCCATTCCTCACGGCTACTCAAATCGCTGGAAATGCCCCGAATCAAGTCATCCGCAATTCGGCTTAATTCAATATCTTCCACATCTTCCGCAAGATTGGCAAACCAGCCTTCCTGCTTTTTCTTGCCTTGTTCTTCAATAGGTTTACCGTCCAAGGATACGCTAATTGTGCCATCAGGATGCTCAATACGAAGGACATTACCCTTTATATCCATTTCTGGCTGATCTACGCCATCCTCTTCCATTTCTACAGTAATGTCAGCGCCGCCAAGGGCTTGAGGTGGCTGTTGCTCATCTTGCAGACGAATATTTGGTGATAGGCCGGGTGTCAGCGCCATTGGTCAATCCTCATTGTTTCAACGCAGTATAACCCATTTCAGAATTTAGGCAAAGTTCCGCTTTCCGCTTCTCCCCCTACCAACAAAAGAACTTGTTGTCGTAGGACGCGGATCGGGGAAGGGATACGGACGCTGTTTACCCATCAATGCCTTGTTGGTATTCCCAACTATCGTAGAGCCAGTACGCCCCCCAGACTATACGCCTGTCCAACGGGGTATGATCAGTTGATGGCTATCCCTGCGCTTTCCCAGCAACAGAGCCGTCGGAAATCCCTTACGGGCAAAGTTCCGGCAGCGTCGTCTCTAGCGTTTATGACCGCCAGCAAGTCCCGATCTGATCACAGCACAGACCGTCAAGAAGCCGTCTGAACCATTCATCTCGTCCACTCAATCAGAATAATCTGGGTGGCGCTCAACGAACTAACATGAACTTGACGGGAGGGTATTGATCAAACGCGAACAAACAAGTATGTTGTCTTTGTCTGAACCTGTCTCCGCCAAGAAACAGTTTGGTTCAGATAGCCCCCGTTTGAGCAAGTCTCGCGGGGGCATCTTTTTTTATAATACTTTATCTTTAATGCCAGTCAAGCGTCATTTTATTGAGGCAATGGCCCTACATATTT